GTGCAGAGTAGTAACCTTACCGTAAATTACAAAATAACTAAACAGGCCATACGTACTCGTACGAATCAGGTCTAGAGCCAGTATCTTCAGCCCAACCAAACTGTGAGTACCACTCGTAGTCTTTGGTAAGCAGGGCCATTCTATGGCTAGCTGCTATTTGCTCAAAAAGCTGACTGTCACGCATCCAATCTGGAAGACGATGGCTTTCTCTAGTAATTCGACCTAGCTTTACAGCTTGAATATATGTCTGAAGGGTCTTTTCACCGATTGTGGATTTGTATCCACGCTTTTCCCATTCGAGCACCATCTTAAGGATATACGAGACCAAAGCTCCTTCGTGGCCTCGCCACATTTTGACTGCTGGATGATTACGCCACCCCTTTGCGGTTCGATGGTTCCCTTGAGGATCAAGTTCTACAAGATTCATTAGAATTTGCCAGCCCTCTAAAGCTTGCTTATTTAAGCGGGCACGGTCTAGTACTTTGGCTGTATCTGCTGAGCCAAACAGCGGGACAAATGTTTGCATAAGCTAAAAATAGCAAATAGAAAAGTATTTGTCAAGTTATTACGTTAAATTTTTTATAAGCTCGTCGGCAATATGGGCATGCCTATGCGCACCCATGTGTAGGGCGTCTGACCCGATGTGGAAGTATTTATGGCCAGTGTCGATATCTACAATGTGGTTGCCGTCACACTTTTCTTGTTTATCTGTAAGCCAGGTAACTGGATCAGTGCTTACGTAGTTGGGATATGAACTAGGCTTACCTAAAGCCCTCTCAAATTCAGTTATCCCGGTAATAATCGAATGTGTTTGCTCGCTCCACGTAGAGTACTTTAACTTAATACCGGCTAAAGAGCTGAGCTTTTCTAGAAGCAAGATGCTCTGTAGATTTGACCAAACTGGGACAATTCTAGGTATAACATCCTCTTTGAGGTGTGGCTTTTTTGTATAGTTCGGGATAATTTTAGGGTCAGGGATTGATGTAGATAAATTATTATATATGTCACCATCTCTATCGAAAAACTTGTCTATCAATATATTTGGATCATTTGGCATATTTAACCTATTTAAATCAGGAAAAAGGCAGAATATGTATTCTGGTTTACTTTCTAGTGAGATGTAGTTTAAGATGACCCTAACTATGTCCTGGGCAGACTTTCCGCCGGATCCCAAATTTACAGCAGGCTTATTTAGGTACTTAGCAAGTAAAAATCCCCAGATGTCTCTCCCGGAATAGTTATTGTCGTTGTCAGATAGATAGCTACCATGAGTTTCAGAGCACCCACCAAAAATTATTGGATACTGTTTAGTAAAGTCTTGACCTCTAGGGATATACGTATCTTTAGTAACTATAAAATTACTAGTAAACAAGTTTAGTAAAACATTTTGCCCAAGAGAATCTATCCACTCTAACCCTCTAAGATGCGGGTGAAGGGTCTCTCCGTCGTTACCTATTATTGACATATTCAGTAAGACTTATGCGCCAAACGGTCTAACTACACTCTGCTTAACTGATCCATATGCAGTAACTTGAAATACTCCAGCCGATACTCCCTGTTCAATTTCAACTACAGTCTCCGCTTTCGGATATGTGACTTTTAGCTCCACCGAAACTATGTTCTCAAGCTCGGCTTCCGAGATCTCTAGAAATTTACAAATCTCTTTACTAGCAACTTCCTTTGCCTCGCTTAGAGTTGATGCAACTAGTTTAAGTTCGAATGATGTTCTCACTAGTTTGCCTTTCTTACTCGCTTTTCCAGCTTGTATGGGGAGTAGTGGACGCCTTTAAGTTCAGGCTTCTTTCCATCAGTGTCATTGAAGATAACATCGCCGTAGCGAACAGCAGCAACCGTCCCGCGGCGGCCGTTATGAAGCGGCCCAAGTTTGTCGGCAAAAGCGTCTGCCTTAACTCGAACCACGTCCCCTACACTAATTTGTCCTGGCTGCAGTGGAATCCATGCGTAATCATTCTCGTCTTCTTCCACCTTAAGGACTACTCCCCTGGCAACCAGTGGAAATACGCGAAGAACTTCTTCCGTCATAGCCTCGCTGAGATTGGGTACGGTCTCCCAGGCCTCAAGGAGCTTCATTATGGCTTTCCCTGATCCGACTTTAATCTTTGCAGCTTGTAGCTGCTCTACGATCCATTCACGGTTTATTTCTGGCATTTATATTCTCTCCTGAGTCGATTCTACCAGGTCTGTCCTTAGAGTGTGTACCACCTGGTTAGTTTGCGGAATGTTATCTACATAATCCTTGAATTGCGCCCTAGCTAGTTCTTGTCGATCATAAGGGTCCATATCCTCTACCTGATATGCAAGCTTTGCCCAGGCGTCGGAAAAAGCTGCAGTATCTTGCCAATAAGTCACTACGGGGGTGTTTGAGTTAAGGGCTTGAATATATCTATAAGTCCACCAAGTTCCGACTTTCCGGTCTTGAGGAGTGACAACCAGCCCTATAGCTTTAGACATATTTAATTCTACTTCAAAATCTCTAGGCTTCCGAGTAGCAGCAACTGATATGCCAGGAATTCTTAGAGTCTTAGATAGCGTAGACCACCATGAGCTTTTAATGTTGTCCACGGCCCAGACCTGATTCTTTACGGTGTGTACAGCGGACTGCTTATCCAATAAGAAAGAGTCTATTTGAATGCCAATTACCCTGTCAGCAGGGATAAATCCCAGGGCTTCAGCTGCTTTTTGAGTGGAGCCCCAGGGCAGAATTGGGACATATGTTTTTGGCCATAGCAAAGAATTCATCTTATCTGCTAGAGCCTTAAAATCATTTAAATTCTTAGTTTTTGCGTCGTTGAAATTCTTTCTAGCAGAGTTCATCGAGGAAAAAATTTGCAAAGGGTTTTTTCTGTAAGATGCAAAACTATTCTTGAACTGCCAAACCTGCGGACCATCCACCACAACCCTGAGCTTAGGTGACTCATATAAGAGATTCAATGCATGCAATGCGCCATAGATTTTATTCGCAGCAAGTGATGTAGGCGGAGTTAGCCCGATGACAACTAGGTCATATTCTTCTAATTCAGCTCTTGTCCAGGTTAGTTTTGGTTCACACAGCGTGACGTCGGCAAACTCCGAGAATGCTAAATACAGTCCGCTAAAAAATGTTGTATTTCCCTTGGTTGAGCAGTGGGCGGACGCCATGCCGGTCATAAGAATTTTCATACTAACCTTCTAAGAAAAAGCGGGGTGGTTGCCCACCCCGCTCAATCAGTTTACTAGAATGGAGCATCCTCTGCGCCAGCAACTGGTGAAGCTGGAGCTGGTGCAGGTGCTGGAGCTGGAGCTGGTGCAGGTGCAGCAGCTACAGGAGCAGCAGCAGGTGCAGCAGGAACGCTTGCACCGCTAGCTGGGTAGTAACGCTTGATCTCGTTGCTCTGGTTTCCGTTATAGGTACGGGTACCAAGAGTTCCTCGGAAGCTACGACCCAATAGAGCCTGCTCGATTTGAGCTGGCGAAGGGTTCTGCTCGAAGTAGGTAGTAGGTAGACCCATTGCAGATGCCTTCATGAAGAACATGTTCATCGCCTTAGGGTTGTCCTGAGTTACCACAAGCTGGTCCCAGACGCGGCGCTTGTCGTGTGCGCCACCCTGAACCTCGTTGGTGATCTTAAACATCAACTTACCAGTAGATGTAGTTGTAGCCTGAGCTTCGATTACCTTTAGGTCGTAATCGCCATCAGGCAGTGGTGCATAGCTGTTGCTAGATGAAGCGGCAGTTCCTGCCTGCTTAACTAGCTCTGCGAAATTGACAGTAGTCATTATCTTCCTTAGTTAGTTTTCTTTGTTGTTGGTTGAGCCTTCGTTTCACCGAAGACGATGTCTAGCATGCGCTCGACCCCGAGGTCCTGCTGCTCGACAATTTTTCCTAGACGTCCCTGTACGCGCTCTCCGGCTTCATATTCCGGAGTTCGCTCTACATACATGCGTCTCACCTTGTACGGTGACTGCATTGGGTCTGGGTTAGGCACTGTTTCAACAGTGATTGCTCCCAGAATGTCGTAGAAATACGGGGCCTGAATCGCTAGCTGACCCTGTAGGTACGGACGGTACACACCATCCTGACCCTTACGAGCCATAGCTGTCAGCACTACAGCCTCAAGAGGCTGAGTTGGGTGCATCGTAAGGTCACGGAGGTCGCGAAGAAGTGCTCCCATGTGGCGAAGCAATTCGCCCCACTGTTGCATTTTCATTTGCTCAGTACCTGCGATGTTGTCCATGCACTTGACCTGCAACTCGGAAATCGAGTCGATGATCAAGGACTTGAACTGGTGTTTTCCAGACTGAAGCCACTGGAAGGCCTTCATAACAACGTCATAGTCATTTACCTTGACTACAGCAGTGTCCCAAGTTCCATCAGCTAGCGGTGGTTCTTCAGTCATGGGGTCCCAATACTTAATGTTAATTGGTAGGAAGCGGTGGCCTCCCTCAACATCGAGCATTAGACGTGGGTATGGAGCTGTTACAGCAAAGCTGGACTTACCAACTTTAGATTCGCCATAAACCATAATTGTTAAACTGCGATCAACTGCGTTACTCATTACTCACTTCCCTTCTGTTCATCATTTATTCCATAGTATCCGTACGGGTCGGCGACCACGAACGCATCACTAATTGCTGCTTCAGCTGCCGAACCATCGTCAACCAGCGGGCAAATAGCGAAGAATTGGCACTTCCACTTGCAGTCCCGGCTTGGTTTCGGGTATGCGTGGCGGAAGTGGCTCTCCCCGGCATCTAGAGCATCGCGCACGCGCATCATATCCTCTAGGGTGCCTTCCAATCTCTCGTAGAAAGAGCGGAGAGCAAACTTATTGTGACGTACCTCGATCTGGTCGTAGAACGGTGGCTTGGCGTAAGCACCGCGCTTAACCTTACGAAGCATCGTGAAGATAGCACCATCTGAGCGCTCCCCGTCTCGATTCTGAGCTTCCTCAAGAATCATGTACGTAAGAACCTGCTCATTCATGTGAGAGATTGAACCAAAGTCAGCGAAAGACCCGCCTACGGTCTTGAAGTCACGGAACATACGAGCACCATCGATTTTACGGCGAACGCGCATATCAATTTTTCCTTGTAGCGTGACTCTCCCATTAAGCATAGGTCGCTCAATAATCTCTTCTGTAGAGATCATCTCAAGCTCAGCGTCAATTCCGTTAAGTTCGATCCACTCTAGATAGCCCTCCAGCATGACTCGACCTAGCTCGGCCTCTGACTCTAAGTTAGTTGTATCCCTAAATGAGTCGTTCATCTTTTTTAGGTCTTCGCGGACAAGCTCAGCGTGCGCTTCTAGCAGATCCTGACCAGTCGAATAGTGTCTATCCAACGCCTCGTGGATACGAGACCCTAGAGCAAGTGCACCTGTAAACTCTTCTACCTTTGGACGCAGCCTGCGGTAGTACGTAAACCACCAGCGACGTCGGCAATCCTTAAATGTTTGAATCTCTGAGTTAGAGATTCTAATTGGCTCTGCCATTAGAGCTCCTTCTTGTTGTCGTTTAGCATCTTAATTAGCTGGTCCTTGTCGCGCACAACTTGCTGGAAGTTTTCAGACTTCCCGTCTAGCGCCTCAATTACCCGCTCTTCGATGGTTCCCTCGGTCACATAATCAGTAATAAGAATCGAATCGTGAATCTCAGAACCAATTCTGTGAACTCGGTCCAGGGCCTGCTTGTAGTCAACAAGAGACCATGGTCTTTGAAGCATAACAAGTCGACGTGCTGCTGTCAAGGTAACACCAACACCACCCGCTTGAGCCGTGAAAAGGATCCACTTTGTGCGACCAGCCTGGAAGTCATCGATAGCCCTTTGGCGCTCGTCACCGCTCTGAGCACCAGTGATAAGTCCATGAGCAATCTTTTCTTTAGTTAGGCGAGCACTTAGCAGCTCAATGAGCTGACGAGACACTGCACAAACCGCAACAGAGTCGTCACCAAAGTCTCCATTTTCAATATCATCCATCAGAGCATCAACCTTACAAGAAGGGTCTGACAAAATCATTTTTTCTTGACCGTCCACTAGCTCCATGGTTCCGTATGAGCTAGCAAACTGAAGAAGACGCATGGTCTGAGTTAGAGGATTAGGTGCGACGACAATGTCAGTCTCACCTTGTTCAAATGCTTCCTGGAATCGCTCTTCCGGAGTAGTACTAAGTTCAGCAATCATGTTTTCTAGCATCTGCTTGTAAGCCTTAGCCTGCTTCGCACCCATCTCAACATCTCGTCGGTCGTTAATTACCTCTGGTAGCCAAGGAAGCACTTTCTGCTTCAACATGCGACGCATGCGAGGGTGGATTCCGGCAAAGAACTCGGATTCCATAGCTGGCTTGAGTCCCAGAATCATTAGACCACCAAATGCGTTCATCATTGTGTTGACATAGCGGTCTAGCCATTTAGTTTTACTTGGCCACTCTTTAGCGTCTAGCCAGTGAAGAATTGGCCACAGGTCAACCACAGTATTAGCAATTGGAGTTCCAGTTAGGGCAAATCTAATGTCTGCATTACCTGAAGCAGCCCAAAACGCACGAGTCTGCTTAGATTTAGGGTCCTTAGAGCGGTGAATTTCATCTGCAACTACAGCCTTAAAGTCGATGACATTCAATTCACGCTGATGTACTTCGCATCTTGAGGCAGTAATCTTAGAGTCATGGCCTCCACAGTCAGTGCAACGTGCTAATGCAATTGACCCATAAGATAGAAGCTTTGAGTGAGTCCTAAGCGATTCCCAGTTGATCACGTAGACCTGGGCCTCGTGATCGAATGCCTTGCGACGCTGGGTAGCTGACCCCTTAACAACCTGAACATCGATACCTGGCCACCAGCGGTCAAATTCTCGTTCCCAGTTAGTTTTTAGGGTGTTTGGGCACACGATAAGAGCTGGAAAAACCTGCTCTCCGCGGTCATGTAGTCGCTTTAGAGACCTAATAGCCTGGGCAGTCTTCCCGAGACCAGGCTCGTCTGCTAAGAGCGCTCTACGGGCCTTAGAGAGGAACTCAACGCCAGCACGCTGGTGCGGGAATAGGTCCTGATCACCCTCATCTATTGCCTCTATTTCCCTTAGAGCATTGGATGGATCGATTCTATTTGCTTTTTCGTTTTTAGCCCATTCAGCCAGCTTAGGGCCAATCTCCAGCTGTGCGCCAAAGGTGGACCTAAGTGATAAGCAGCCAGTCCAAGATACTGGAATCCTCCAGACACTTGCCTCAGCGTCCCATCGGGAGCCAGGCAGAGCCCGACAAACTTCCTTTAAACGCCATTCGGCGTTAATTATGATGTGCTCGCCATCTAATTCTACAAAAACGGCCATTACAGCCTCCAATCTGTTGTTGCTGTATCTATATTATCAGAAAAAACTACCAGTGCAAGTGTTTTTTGATAATATTTTTAATCTTTTAGTAATCCTACTGGTTTCCAGCCACTATTTACAGCGCGGAGTAGGGCGTGTCGGATTGCATCCAGGGCGTGGCCAGCCCCGCCTCGGTGCCAGTAGCCCAGCTTTCTGAGCTTTTCATTGGTAAACATCGCCATCGCATTTGCTGGTGCCTGGAAGTATATTTCTTCAGCAGTTTTGCCATTATCAAATAGACACTGCTTTAGAATTCCAATTACCTCCAGCGAGTAGGGCGCTTGAGAGTTTCTAACGGTCTGAGCGTTAATGATAAATCTCTCACATACGATATCAATATCGTTTTTAATTATGGGGTTCCAGATAATGTCCCTAACAATAGGAGCTATTTCATCCTGTTGAAGCTCCCAAGATCCCTCAAGGATTGGGTCCACTACTCCTGCTTCTCTGCGAAGCAGTGCAACTCCAGTGAGCTTGCCCGGGTCAAGGGCCAAGATATAACTAGACATACTTAGCACCCCAGTTCTCTAGTGGACCGTCTACGTCAGCAGTCAAAGGTACTGACCAGTTTTCGGTAGTAGTCATACACTTCCTAACCAATTGCTTGATTTCTTCCGCGTCTTTACGCGGAGCATTTAGCACAATTTCATCATGCACGGGGACAATTAACAAGTCAGTTAGATCAGCTTGGTCCAATTTAACCAGATTTGACTTGAAAACTTCTGCCGCTCCACCTTGAATTAGGTAGTTAACAAGAGTGTATACGCGATCTTCATCGCACGGAATTCGTCTACCGGTCCAAGTGTGCACATACCCCTGACCCTCAGCTTCGAGTCGAGCTGATCCAGTCTGCTCCACATACTTCTGGAAGCGCTGCATACCAGGATATCTCTCGTCGAATGCATTAGACACGGCACGCATTTGCTCCTCTGGCACGCCAGCTGTAAGCGCCTGCTTAGAGACACCTGCTCCATACAGACGTCCATAAACTACGCCCTTAATGAGACCACGACGCTTATCAGATTTCTGCATTGACGGGTCCTGATAGACTTCGCGACCGATTTCGGTAAATGGGTCAGACCCAGTTGCGTCAGAGCGCAAGAATAGCTGGATGAGGTTGGGATCCTGGGATAGAGATGCAAACATGCGGAACTCAACCTGGTCGAGGTCAGAGGTTACGATGACATGCTCGTCGTCCTTCGGCAAGAACGCACGGCGTACAGTATCGTCACCCTTAGGAAGAGTCTGAAGTGCAGGGTTCTGGATAGACATACGTCCAGTACGAGCACCCATTGTGTTGATAGATGGGTGTACGAATCCATCCGTGTTGTCATTAATGAAGTTAGCAAAATAGGTATTTGCCAACTTTAGGGCCTGCCTGTATTTAAGAGTAGTATCCGCCAACTGCTTAGACTCGGAGTTGCCGTCACGAGAGATCAACTTTAGCTGGTCCTTAGAGGCAGACTTCTGCCCCTTATCGGTAAGCTCTGTTATCTCAAAGCCAAGATTCTCAAACTGTCGGACTAGCTGTTGGTTACTTCCAATTGATAGGCCGTAATTAGTTTTAGCCCACTCGGCCACTTGATCGGTATAGTCAATCAACTCCTGATACTTCTTCTTGGAGTAGTCCAAGTCAAGACGAGCACCATTGAGCTCCATTTTGGTGGTTATGCGACGAGTATTCATTTCCAACTCATACGGAATGCTGTAGGGCTGACCAGGAGCGGTTTTCTGCCAGAACATCTCAAAGAGCCGCATGGTAAGAACAGTGTCTAGTGCACCATAAGACCAGTAAGGTTCATAGTTAATTGGAACCGTTCCCCAAGTCCAGCCATTGTCAGATAGCCCGTAATCTAGAATCGACTGAAGAGCTGCCGCAGTTGGGTCTACATATTGCTCTGTTAGCTTTTTCAATGCACCAGTGCCAAGAGGGTCAATAATTTTTGCCATAATCATGGTGTCATGCGCACGGTGCCAAGGGATAGACCATTCCGATTGGATCTCAAACCACTTTGCCTCGAAGGCAATATTGTGGCAGACAAGTGGGCCATCAAATTTATTCATTGCATCATAGAAGACGCCCTTCCAGTTCTCCCAAGGGATAGACCAGCCGGTCATGCCATCGCCTACCTGGACCAAACGTAGACGTCCGTGCCATGGAGATAGAGCATCTTTTCTTGGGTTTCCGGGAAGTTCACCGGTTTCGGTATCGATAGCAATGGCGTTTAAGGGGCGACGCTCCCCTAGCCAAGACATAAACTCTGCAGCTTTGTCTACACTATCGACCAAGTGGAGCTGGACTCCATCTAGGCCAGTTGTCATTTTTGTCTTTCTGTTTGTGTTACGGGATTATCTCCACAGTATACACATTAGCAATTTCAGAGTCAACTTTGGATGCTTCCGAAAGCAGTCTTTGAGCTACAGATGTCAAGTAGTAGTTATCAGTGTCTTCGTCATACTTATACAGAGAATCGAGAATAGCAGCTGGGTCCGAAGTTACCATTGCCCAGTACCTGTATTTTTCAGGGAAAACTAGGTCTAGGCTCAGATCCGGGGAACACTCTGGGCAAGGTACAGCCCTACTATTTATTCCTTCAGTGGGAGCTTCAGTCAGCTTATACTTTTTAACCATAGGGCAAGCCGCACCGTGGAACATAATCGAGACACCAACTCTAGAAAGAATATAAGATCCGCTTTCGGTTTTATAGAGTTCGAACTCCACCCAGCGCAGTGCTTGATGTCTCTCTGAAGTAGATCTAGCTAAAAGTTTGCCATTGAACTGAAGTGTTCTATCGCCGTCTCGTATGGAGTGCATGCCGAACCCCTTAAAGCGTATTAATCGGGGGAAGCAGTGTAGTGTCGAAGTCAGTAATTAACTGCTGCAAATCTACATATGCCCTACCGCAAGCTTCGAAGGTAGCGGAGTCTGGTCTATTGTCCGCATCCCTAAGAGCTGTCACAGCTTCCATAAGTCTGTCAGCGACTGCCTCTAGATACTCATCTACTGCCGTGGCTCCCGGTACGCTGCGTACTTCAGCCATTTTTACAGGGGACTCTGCTAAGACCGATCCGTCTTCGTCAACAATTTGACGATACATAGTAGTTACAAATCCATCGCTTAATTTAACTGTATATTCTACGGATGCCATAATATTACCTATTTTCCTTTAGTCTCTCTACTTCTGATTTAAGTTCCGATACCTGAGAAGAGAGCTCCTTAACTGCGTTCAAAAGAACTGGAATAAACTTATTGTAGTTTACTCCATAAGCATTCTCGCCACCGGGGAGTAGTCCAACGCCATCAGCTTGGACAAAGTAATCCGAAAACTCTGGGTAGTTTTCGTCGAGTACCTGCTTAACTTCTTGCGCTATCACACCTATATTTTTAGCGCCAGTTTTGTCGGTCTTCCAGACGTATTCAACAGTCTGAATTTGGTTAATAAAATCAAGACCAAGGGGCGAACTAGAGATGTCTTTCTTCAGTCTAATATCAGAAGAAACCAGACCGCCTCGCACAAATACACCTGAAAATGGAGCCGCTACAACGTCATAAGCAGCGGTTGTACCGGTGGCTATACCGCTCACCGAGAAGCCAGAGTCTATAAACATTCCCCAGGAAGCGCCAATCAAAGAAGCATCGATAGTCGACGACCAACGAGCTCTTAGCGACTGGGTAGACTGGCTCAGCTCAAGACGAGGGTAGCTAGCAGATGTTCTAATTGTTCCACCAGTAATAAATCCAGAACTGGTTACTGATATATCACCACCGCTTTGAACAATTAAGTTGCCACCGCTCGTGATTTTAACGTCACCTGATATGTTGACGTCATCTAGGTAGCTCAGCCCGTTTGAGTAGAATCTAAATGATGTACCGGACGACTTAAAGGATACGATTCCAGGAGCGGCGTGCTGAGCCCCTCTAATCTCTATTCTTGCACCTGAAGTTGCTGTTCTAATTACGTTAGCTAGAACAAAGTCAGAAACTATCTTGTCAGCAGTGATTGCACCAGCCTGAATTTTGTCAGCAGTAACAGCATCAGTATCGATTTTTACTGCCGTAATAGCACCAGCATTAATAGTGTCTGCAGTTACAGCATTGGCATCAATTTTCCCTGCTGTGATTGCGTTAGCAGCTATTGTGTTAGACGTGATCGCATTAGCGCCAATCTTTCCAGCAATGATAGACCCAGCGGCGATTTGGTCTGCACCGATGGCATTGGCTGAAATAGCAGCTTGAGTGACAACATTCGGGCCCAGAAGACTGGACGCATTTACAGCCCCATTGGCTAGGGACCCGGCTGAAACAACTTGACCAGCAAAAGGCCAAGTAGTCAGAGTATTCGCAATTAAGTCAGTGTTAACGAGTGGTGTAACTTGAGCTGAAACCTGTGTAGACGGTGCACTCTCAAATCCCGAGCTGTTTACTAGTGTTATTTTAATGTAGTAAGTGGTGGTATACGAGAGGTCGGTCAGAACATCAAATCCGCCATCCGACCCAAATACTCTAACTGTTTTCACTAAATTGCTAGACGAAGGAGTGAATCCCGACACTGTAGACGCATAGATTTTCATTATGCGAATATCAGACGATGCACTAATTACTGAAGATGGCCCGCTCTGTAGCTTGCCATCCCAGGCAACTTTTACCGTTCCAAGTCTACTTGTAGCAGTTGGTGCAGTCGGAGGGTAGTTTTCTATGCTACCCTTTCGCTGCTTTGTGGTTATAGTTGTAGTTGCTGCTGTTGACGGCTGAAGTCCGGAGTCATAAGCGTAGACTTGGAAAGTATACTGTTGACCTTGAAGCAGCATGGTCTCTTCATCAAAGGTATAGCTCGTTACATTGAGCCCTTTAACATCCTTTTCGGCCCAGTCGTCTAGATTGGATTTTCTCCACCGAATTGTGTATCCGACTAAGTCAGTTAAATCTTTATTAGCAGCAGTTTTTGTTGGAGCTGTCCAAGACAACTTAACCTTAGCGTACGGGACATATAAAGTATTACTAATTGATGGAGTATCAGTAGCCGTTAGTCCTGTTGGCGGAGCAGGAGGATCGCCATCGCGAACAGGGTCAGTAACCTGAGAATAGTCAATCCACCTAATGCCATCCCAGTAGTAAATTTTATTGTTTCCACTGTCAGCCCAGGTAGATCCTACGGCTAGGTATTTTCTAGCTACAGGATATACATATACATCCGCATCAGGGACGGTTGTAGGGATAGGAGTGTCAACGCCACCAGCATCTAGAGTGTAGACAATAGTATTACTCGTTACGCTATCGATCCTGAATAGACCGTCAATACCGTAAGCACGAGAATCTTCCTGAAATATGTCTACAAAGAAAACTTCGCCAGCCAGAAACTTATGAGCACTGTTGAGCGTGAGGGTCACAGTGGTACCAGTTATAGCGTAAGAGTCTACTTTTTTTCGAGTCTGAAGTCTTTTATAGCTAGTCCAAGTTGACGGAGCAGCTGTCTCTGGTTTAAAAGAATAGGTATTAGATACGGTAGCCCAGGTGGTGTTGGACGGATTGTGTCTAGACTTCTTGGTACTAAACACCCTGTCAGTCCATGGAGGAGTGTCGCTATCAACAACTTTAAAGTTGTCGCTACTTGCATCTAGGATTGCGGTATCAGTTCCGTGTATGCCGCTAACCTCAATTCTGTCCCCCTTAGATACACCCAAGCTAGCTTCCAGATAAATTTCAACTAGATCAGTGGTACCAGTAACTGACTTGGGGTAAGCAATAGCATCGAAGACTTTTACAAATTTAGGGGCATTAATCGAGATAACGGTAGTAGGGTCATTGCCAGCCGTATCCTCGGTAGCTACTGCTGCATTGATTTGATCCTGAGTCAGCAGGCTGATCGGTCTAAGCTCTACAGATTTAACTCTCTGATCGAGCCTGCTCATCAGGGTCGTTAGTTTTCTGCGACGTTTTCTAATGCCCATTAGATAATAGCCTTTCCATCAATAATCATAATTCCAGAGATCGGGACCGATGGCTCTGTTATGAGCTCCAGAGACACCTCTTCTGGGTAACCCTGACCATCTGGAACAGACACGTCATAAGACACTATTTTTCTGACCAGCACGCCGTTATCGGTTCCGTAGTCCTGCTCTAAGTAGCTATCTGCGCGTAGTGATGCAAAGTCATCATTTAATTTAACAGAGCACCAGTCTCCTGGATTGTAGGTCCCGAGGCGAGGGTGCGCAGATCCATTAACAGAAATTGTAAAAGTGCTGATTGGTGGTACAGATTCGGAGAGCAATCTAGACGCTTGCTTCCATAGAACTGTTTCGTCAGGGGAATCTAGATTATCTGAAGCATCCAAAAGCGGCCATCCCTCCCGCAGCAGCTTGTGGTTAGACGCTGCAGCGTAAGGCTGGCTAGCATCAGAAGACAACCTATCGTCCTTACCCTGGATGAAGAATCTAGTGGCGGCATCATCGGCATTTTCCTCAAACTCCGCCTGTAAAATATTTCCAGGGTACTCAAAAATAATGTTTGTTGCGCCGTATGCACTGGCTGGGATTGACCCGGAGAAGCCAGCCTCTTGCTCATCTAGCCACGCGCTCAGTGTTGCAGGGACTATAGGCAAGAATTTAAAGTATTTCTTAAATGAATTAGTGGCTTCATCATATGCGCAGTCCACTCGATACTCAAAGCCGTTAGGTTTAGTCGAGTAGTCTTCAAAAATATCTGCAACAGTTTTTAGTTCGTAGCCTCTAATTACTGGGTTAGCCTCCCTGTGGGAGCTAAAGTCGTCATTAAAGCTTAGGTCCAGCCCGATATCTCCTAAAGTAGAGTGCTCTCCAAATGTGCCATAGGTAGCGGAACCTCTGCGTTTAACCTTAGGCGGGAATGTAGTGGAGGCTGTTTCAGTGTAGCTCTTTGCAACATTTGCGCCGTACATTACTACCTTAAAGACAGTATCCGATGATGGAGTGTCTGGATCTACATATATTGTGTAGTAGCCGTCAAAAGTCTCGCTCACGTTGCTGATGTAGACAATGTCACCATCTACATATGGGTGCTCTGTAGTTGTCTCGAAGGTTGCGATATTGCCGTATCTCTTAAAGCTACTTACAGTTCTTTCATAATTAACTAGATTAGTAGTCGAGACATTGTTACCAGTATTTGCATAAGAGAAGGAGTAATCACTTAGGATACTTAAAACAACAGCTTCTTTATTATCAAAGTTAGCGTCTACTTCTACGTCCGCAATGCTGACCTTCTGACCAGGAACCATTTCATGTTTTTTAGTAGTGACAACTGTAGCAACGTTATTGGAGCGGCTCACGCTTGCAATCTCATTGAACAAGTCAATTCCAGGTCTAATGGCATCATTAGCAAAGTCAAAATCAAATAAGTCAGTATTAAGCTCCCGCAGCAAGTCCTGAGCAAATTGGTAGGTATCCTGACGAGTCTCTACGGTTATCGGATTATCTGTTCCTATAGAGATTTCTGGAATAGTCTTTGTATCCCCCTGCTCGTTGACATAAGTTGCAGGCACGGTTATTACAGATCTATTGTCATCAGTAGTGCCTACAGTTAGTACCTCGAAATACCCACTGTATTTTGCATAATCTTTGATCCAATCAAGGTAGACCCCCTCGCCCACCGTGAAATTATATTGACCGCCAATCAGGGTTACTGTCAGTGTATTGCCAGACACAACCGCAGTGGCTTCGTATGCACTATTCCAGGTTTTCCACACAATTCTGTGAGACAGATAGCTAGTAAATTCTGCAGCTGTGATCGATAAAACTTTATCGACAAGGCTATAAGTTCTACCCCAAATAATGCCTCCCCAAACACATACGCCATTTCTTACAACATATAGAGCAGTCTTTGCTGGCAACGTGTTCTCGTAGAGACTTAAGTTGTAGGTGTCTTCGGTTACAGCAATGTCGCCGGTAAACTTACCGGCCTCAGTTAGCGATCTAGAGTATGAGACGCCCTTAAATGGAACTTCAGCTAGTAGCTGATTGCTCATTAGGTCGCAAACAAAATAGCGATAGTCTACCGCTTGGTTGCCTGGCGAGGTTGATACTGGCATCTTATGTCCTTGGTTGTCTTTCTATTAGTTTAGCAGCTATCCGATCCAGCCAGATCTCCATAAAATCTCGCAGCTATAGCTGCTGCTCACTGTATTGTTGTCAGTTTCATATTTGATTACGTTATTGCCTGGTTGTAGATATATCCAGTCGACAAGAACAGAAGCCTTGCTACGAGCATTTAGGACGATGTCGTCAGACCCGCTAACGGGGGTAACTTTAATTACCTCACGATTATAGGTGTCAATCTCCAAGACATCCGAGGAAGATACCGTGGATATCAGGTTTATGCTCTCAGCAGTGGTGTTATTTACGATAGACCAGTAGTTAGCGTCTGAAGCGTTAACGCCACCAGTAAGTGAGAAGACAACCGGAACAGGTACGTTTCCTGTATTTACTACTGTAGTCTGTGCCCCTAGAGTTATAGTGTTTGAATTATAGCCGTCCGGATTACCGTCAACATATTCGTACTTTATAGGATCCACAGCCTTAAGGCCGATAGAAAAGTCATGTCTACCTCTAGCATTTACGCTAGTAATTTGAGGCGCTCCGCTAAGTCGCACATATGCGGCCTTACCGTTAGTACTTGTACCGTCCTCGTAAACAACTAGCCAGCCACCAGTTTTGACCAAGTTTGCAGCTTGAATCAAGGAGTTTCTAGCTGCCGCGGCGTCTTCCGGTCTCTGCGGCAAGAAGGACCCATTCAATGTAATAATTCTGTTTGCCCAGCGGCCCTTAGCATCGTACGAGCCGTCACCCCATCCTCTAGGCAGATCAGGAAGCTCTGGCTCCGGTAGAGTCCACCATCCCTCTATTTCAGTCACAATCCAAACGACGCCGTTGCTGTCAATTTTGTTTAAAACTAAATCATTAAAAACAATATCTTCTCTAAGCTTTAGGCCTGACAGGTAGGGTTCTGGTTGCTTAGTTAGGGCTGTATTAACTAATTTATTTTCTTCACCCTGAGCTACAGGATCTATCGAGTAGTCGTAGTATTCAGTCATTAGATAGTTCCTTTACGCATCTCGAATGCCAACTGGCGAGACACCGCGGCTGCAAGCTCTTTCTCGTCCATGCCCGGCGCTGGGTTAACTGTTATGTTGATACCGCTACCACCGCCCATCTGGTTGATTAGAGCAATGTCGCGGTCTGATAGACCGTTAGGGTTTAGTGGCTCGATTCTTTCTGGGCGACCGGCCTCGGCCACTGTGACCATAGTTCCGCCAGAAGAAGGGTACACTGTTCCACCTAGAGCAAGCTTAGGGGTCCCATTGGCCTTCGTCTGAGTAGCCTTACCCTTATCAATTCCAAGTTTTTTGTCAACATTGGCCATTGCATCCTTAACCCAGGACACCTTCTCCAAACGAACCAACTTAACGCCAGACAGATTAATACCGGTAATATCCTTGATCAGGCTCCCAAGTGGAGTATTTCCTACCGCTCTAACTAGGTTTTCAATTCCGCCTAGCACCCAGTTGACTAGGTCAACAAAGATATTTGCAATAATCTCGCCGATGCCGACAAAGATAAGAACAACAGAAGTAAGGATTTTTCCTAGACCCTTAGGGAAGTCGGTAAATAGCAGAACTATACCCTCTACAAGGCCCTTAATAATTGCCATAATTGGCGACACAAACGTATTAATTACGCTCACAATAAATGTGAACGCATTAACAAATCGTTCTACTATGTACCCAGCGATAGGGATAAAGAACTCTAGTAAGAATTTAATAACTGGATCTAGTGCAGTCATAATGCCACCAAGACCCTGATCACCAAATAGGTTGTCAAATAGAATACCTACCTGGTTAAAGAACTCTCCGAAAGCATCACCAACGTTTGCCATAACGTTGTCTACCATAGTCTTAAAGTCTTCAAACTTGTTGTAGAACTCGATGATCTTGGTGATTATGAGGATAATAATTCCGACTATACCGCCAGCTTTTAGCGTTTTTGCCAGGTTTCCAAAAATACCACCACCAGGCTTGTTACCAAATAACTTAGTAAATGGTCCCAACATATCATTGGCTTTTAGGAATGCGAATGCTAGGTACCCGATGAAGACTTGGAATCCAAATGACACTACATCAATAATTACACCCAGACCGGACAGAATTCCAATTATTGGGGCAAGCTTACTCATGAAGTCCTGCGTGCCAGGCAGCTCTAAGAAGTCTGCTAGCTTGCCAGCGGCTATGCTAAGCGTGTCAAAGAAGCCAGAGAGCTGATCAGAATCTGTCAAAGCAGCAAGGATTCTTACAACGTTAACAACTAGATCAGCGAAAGATGGCCCAGCATCAATAAATGCGTCCAACATTTTACCGATGTATGGAGCACCTTCGGCTAGTTTGTTAAATGTATTTGCAATATTTGGGTTGTCCGCAACCCCTAGAACTTCTTTAACTAAAGCACCAATAGATGACAAAACAGCTCTTGCATTGACCATGGCATCTTTGAAGAACTTTTTGCCAGCCTCCGGATCCTCGGAGAACATGTTTTTGAATCCTTCAGATGCTTCTTTGAACCAGGTCAACATGTACTCGCCTGCGCTACCAGGACCAGTAGTTAGCTTAATTAGATTGCCAAAGCCACCGAAAACATTCTTAATAATCTCGAACCAGTTACCAGCTTCCGCTCCGGCATCAGTGAAGAACTTCTCTAAGTCCATTGCTTTCATGCTGTCGGCCCAGTCGCCAGTTAGCTCGACTAATCCAGTCAAAATATCGTTAACAAGAGGCCCGGTAGCATCGAGGATCAGGATAAAGATGTCTAGAACATTTTGAAGCAGGTCACCAAATAGTTGAAGGTTACTGCGTCCGCCCTCTTCAAACGGTTCGGCCATCTCGGCCAGAATTCTATCTACTCCGCTAAAGTCTATGTTAGAGAAAACCTGGTTGATTGCCTGCCCAACCTGCCCGGCAATCTGGGGAAGCCTCTGATCGAGAATCGGGAATAGGTTTTTCTCAAATACATCTACAGAGGTATATAGAGGAGTGAGGAATGCCTCAGACATCTTAAGCTTCATAGCGTCAAGTTTTGGAGTTAACTTGATTAGACGCTGAGCAAATTCTTTTTGAGCTTTATTCAGCCCATCAAATGGATCAGAGCCAGCACTCTTATCTTTCTGGGCCTCTTTAAACGCGCTGTAGCCATCCTTGACTACTTCGTTTAGATCTTTAGTTTTGTCTTTCGCCCGTCTGTAAGCTAGATCAGCTTTCTTATAATCTAACTCGGCTTCTCGTCTAGCAGCAGAGTTTGGTGGCAAGTCCGCGGTTCTGCGTAAGTTTTCTAGAGCCTTTTCTAGATTTAAAGCAGCTTCTTCTTCGCCATATGCTGCAGCTTCTGCGTCAAAGAGTAGCTGTTGCCATTCTTCTCTAATTTCTTTTAGAGATTTTTTATAGCCGCTATTTTGTTTCGTAGACTTTTTGACTGCTTCAAATATTCCACCGAAAGACGTTTTAGCCACAGCCATTGCAACTTTTAGAGTCACAAAAGCGCCGGCCAGTCCGGCAGCAGCTGGTGCTGCCTTGAGTAGAGATCCAATTAGAGGGCCAATGGAAACTACTACGGAGGATATAGCTCCAACTAGGGATCCCATAACTCCCTGGAGAACATATCCAGTTCTCATCAGAGATTGGAATTTCTCTCTAGCAGACTCGGCTTCAGGGACCAAGCTATTTAGACCATCGGCTAGTTGACCAAATGTAGTCTTAGCTTGGCTCCTATTGAAGCCGTCTGCAAAACCGTCACCAATTTTTCTACCAGCACCTATAGAGATGCTTTTAGAGATGTTACTTAGTGTGCCTTTTAGTTCTTTTTCAAAGTTGTTAGTTATTGCCCTAACAACTATCTCTGCATGTCCGATTACAGCCATTTACTATCCAATCGGTGCATCTAATACAGAGCCAAAAGGATTGGCAGAGTTTGCGTCAAATTGAGTCGGCGGGATATACGGCTTAAGCTCGTTTGGGTCACTATAAGTGTCACTAGGAGTTGATCTAGTGTTCTTAGACTTAACGGCATATTTGTAGTATGTCCCGTACATGTTTCCATAGAGTGAAGAGCGCACAGCGCTAACCGTCTCTGCTTCTTCAGCGGATTTATATCTAGAATCCTCTTCGAAGAAGTAATGCACGACGTCTAGCATGTCCCGCAACTCCATGTCTGCCAACCTTAGGCCTAAGGTTAGCGCTTTTCCGTTTACATATGGCCAGAGATCAATGGCCCATTCTGTTAGACCTCTGGCTGCTGATTTGGGCGTTCTGCGTACTGCTCTACAAGCCACCCGGTAATCTCTCCCAGAGTTTCAGTAGTAACTACTCGCTCCTTGTCAACTAGTAGTACGTTGAATCTCACTAAGCTCTCTGCTGTAAGCACAGTAGAGAAGAAATCGTTAATAATTGCAGCTTGCTCAGCAGCTTCGGAAGAGTTTGACTTGGCAACCATGTCCAACATAACCTTTCCAGGCATTGCAGGCACACAAATAAACTCTTCATCAAAAAGCTTGAATGAAATTGGCTCAGCGTTCTCCAGTACTGGCGATCCAAAATCTCTAAATTTTGTCATGTTAGTCTTTCCTATTTCTCTAATATCACTAGCGGCCGAGTTCCTCGGCACTTATTAATTTTACCGTAAAGCCAGCTACCTGATTGAGCGGCGCTGGTTGCCAACTACTTTTCTCATGGGGTCAGTTAGATATCTATT